CGAGCGGAACAGTCGGACTCGCCGTACCAACACCCACCCGATTGTTCGTCGAATCAACCTTCAGCGTCGAGGTATCCACCGTCAGATCGCCGGTGATGGTGGCGGAGCCAGCGGTGACGAGTCCGGTGATGCTGAACGCTCCGGTCGCAGTTGGTGACGATGAAAGAAGGTTGTTAAGCGTTACCTTCTTGGTCGTGCCAGTAGCAGCCATCGACGTATCAGAAACATCGACGATGACCAGCGGATCAACAGCCGGATCGGTTGAAGTGCTAATCGACGCGAGTGCTGTAATCTTAGAATCGGCCATATGTCAAAAGGTTAATCTGTAATGAGTGAAAAAATAATTTTAGAACTGCCGTCTTCTTGCAGAACAAGCCCATCATCTTCTCTTAACATATCCCGCGCCATTGCGGGATAGATAATTTCTATAACATCATCAGATGTCGATAGGTTGAGAGACAATGTCAGTGTCATTTTACGCTCTGGCTAGATAAGCAATGACAGTTCCGCTAGTGAGTTGGAAACTAGTGATCCGTCCAACGATGGTGAATCCAGCAGGGATGGTTGTACCAGTCCAAGTGCCGCTGATTCCAGTACCAGTGATGGAGGTGAACACAGCAGCGGAAACGATCTGAATGGCAACGTATCCAACGGATTGGGCTGCGGTGGTTGTCACAAGAGCGAATCCCTGATGACCCATTGAGTCTTGGGCTGCAATATCGGTTTGTACTGCCATAAAATTGTTTTTCGGTTAAAGGGAGGGTCACCAGCGTGTCCAGTGACCCTCCCCAGTTTTGGTTTGTTAACCCTTACGAATCTTCGGTGCTAAGGCTCCCTGTACCCACAAGATGAGCTTGCCTCCTTCAGGAACAGAAACAGTGTTGAAATTGGTGCGCTGGAGAGTCGCATCAATTTCGGGACCAGCCAGCAATTTAGTTTTGCCGGTCTTGTCCACTGCTATGGTGGTTGCAATACGCATATCCTTAAGGATTAAGCGGTAATCAGAACCTCAGCTTGCGTAGTATCCGCAGCAGCCGCACCGAACATGATATCGTAAGACGCCATGTGAGCGCGGGTAGAACGGGAATACCACACAGAGAGCAACACAGACAGACCATTGCTCAACTCAACAGTGCGCTGCTCAACGAACTCGCCAGCGATCATTCCAACCGGCAAGCCGCTCGCAATCGCGATAGCGTCCTGACCACAAACGAAGCCAGCAGTGTTAGCGATAGCACCAGTATAATCGTTTTGCTCCAAGATGTTCGCAAAGCCGAAATAGCCGTTGTTCAACGGACCATAACGCGAATCAGGGAACGGATTAGTTCCAGCGGCAGCAGTCAACTGACCGGAGAACATCAAACGGGCCAAGTGTCCACCATCCAACAGAAGCAACTTCTGTCGGTAATTCTTGGCAAGAGCCAAGATCGCAGGAAGGTCGCTAGAATCAAAGTTCGCAGCAGTACCAATGACAGTACCAGCACCAAACAGAGCAGCGGTCATCTGAGCGGTGACCTTCTTGGAGATGCCAAGAGCGAAGATCTCAGCGGAACCCTGAGCCAAGTCACTGATAGCAAAACCCTGATTCAACTCCTGCTGAGTGACGGTAAAACTCTTGGTGATCTGATTAACAGTCACCGAGGTAGCAGCCAGCGTGGACTGGTTAGCAGCACCATCTTCAAAGTTGGTAGCGTTATCAACAGTCGCATCACCAGTGGTAAACTTCTTGACCTGAACGGTAGCGCGGGGGCGGAGGTTATCCAAGCCAACGTTGCGAGTGAAGCCAGCGATCATCGCCAACTTAGTGGCAGCAACAGTGATAACCGCATCAGCGAGATAATCAACGACGAGACCAGCAGCGAAAGTATTCGCGTTCTGGGGAGCGATCATCGCGGACTGGCGCAGCAACTCACCATGATTCTCAATGAGGAAACTCTTACGCTCTGCACCAGCGCGGAGAGACTTATGCTTCTCCAGCAGCGGGTTGCCCAAGTTCTGAATCACGGGACGAACCGGATCAGGAGCGGGAGCGGCGGTGGGGGACTTGATCGAAGCCTCCAAAGCGGTAAGCTTTGCAAGAATCGCGGACAGATCGACGGGAGCGGCAGGAGCAGCCGCAGCCGTCACAGTAGTAGCAGTGTCAGACATATGTGTGTCGGTGGTTTGTGTTGGTTGCGGCGTGGAGTCCACGCCATTTTTGCCGTTAGCGGTTTGGCTATTAGCAGAAAGCTTGTCGTCTAAAGATTCTTCTTCTTGCTCTTCTTGACGCTCAATCTGAGCATACAGAGCGTTGAACCAATCGCGTCCAGCAGCACCTCCCCAGAGGTTTGCTGCTACGTCCGCAGGAGTATTAGGTTCTGCTTCCAAGAATCGGTCGTTGCGTCCCCACCAAGCGTTAGCTTTGCGGATCTTGTTTTCGGTAGGAGCCTCTCCTGCAACCAGCGATTTAGCATCGGTAACAGTTGCTGGCTCTAGACCGTCACCAGCAAGACCTTCATCGTATTGCTCTAACCCTCGACGGAGGTTGTTTTTGACGGTCTCAGGAGCGGTCTTAGTCACTGCCCGAGGATGCCATTTAGCAGCCATTGCCAACTGCTTGATGGGTTTGTCCACTAAGCCAAAAGCCAGAGCTTCAGCAGTAGTAAACCAAGTCTCGGCTCGCATCGCAGCGCGGATAGACTCGGGAGAGCGTCCTGTCTTTTTAGCATACACTCCAACCAAAACCTCAGCGTGTTGATCCAAAGCCTCAGCCATCTTCCGCATATCCTCGCTCGTGCCAGAAGCCATCCCTGACGGGTCGTGGATCATCATCAGAGCAGCGTCAGCCATCTCTACGCGATCACCGGCAAGAGCGATGATTGACGCAATAGAAGCCGCAATGCCAACGACGCGAGTGGTCACCGGAGCTTTGCGACCGCGCAATTGATTGTAGATCGACAAACCATCCCAGACGTTACCACCGGGAGAGTTGATCTCTACGAGCAGCGGACCGTTTCCAACTTCATTAAGAACATCGGAAAACTGCTTTGCAGATAGACCGCTTCCACCGTACCAGTCTTCGCCAATTTGATCAAAGATCTGAACGGTAGCAGGATCACCGGCAGCGTTTGCCGGAGCGAAGTAAAGCCAATCAGATTTCTTGGTAAAACTCATTCGGTTTTCTTGGCTTTTGGTTTCCGAGTCTTCTTTACGGTAGCGGTAATCTCATCCTGCTCTACAACAACAGGTTGCGACCCACCTTCTGACGGAGCGACTGGGGAAGGAGATTCAGAAGGATCGCCTTCAATGTCAATAGCAGTTGCAACACTAGTTGCGGGACGTTCTTTCTGAATCACCGAAATCTCAGATACATCAACGCCGTATTTCGCAGCAAGTTGACGTACAAACAAAGCTTGTTGGGCTTTTGCTTCTAAAGCAGAACGCCAATCGAGACCACGCGCTCCGTAGACCTCATCGTAAGTCACAACGCCAGCCTCTAGCTCTGCCAATTGAGCCGCAGAATTACGGCCAACGTCAACATTCGGGCTGCGTGGAGCGGTGATTGATACTTCGTACCAATCGCTCGGAGCGTCGTTTAGTGTAGGATCATTCTTGATCGCGTACTCCATCGCGTACTCGTAAATACGACGAGCCGCTGAAGCCATAACTTGATGGCGAGACCGAAACCATACAGACGACATATCTAGCGCACCGCGATAGACAGTTCCCTGCATTGATTCTGGGTAAACAAGAACGTAAGGGATACCAACGCCAGCACAGACTTTCTCAGTCAGTTGTCGCCAGTATTCGCGCATATTTACACCGGGACGCTCGGTCGCGAACTGCTCGAAACTGTCACCGTTCTTCATTACCTTCACGCCAGATCCAAAGACCTGTTCGTAATAGTTCTCGGCGGTGTTTACACTTGCTCCAGCAGTTCCAGCGCGGAGGTTGCTCGCTTGGACTTCGCCAGCGTCAGTCTTAACAATCTGAGCGACAGACGCGCCAAGCTTACAAGCCTCCATCTCCAGCTTTTGTAGATCATCGAGATCGTGTAGATCATTGATCACCGCAGAGACAAACGGAAGACCTCTAAGCTGACCGGGACGATTGGGTTCGTAGATATGGACTACGGAGTCAGAAGGAATGGAGCGAACATCAGTCAGGTTACCCTGAGTCTTTTCCGCTCCGATAAAGTAGGAGATGGCTCGTCCAGTTCTTGGATCAAAGCGAATACCATCAAACACAGTCTCATCTGCTTGCATCCCTACCGGAGTAGCAATGGATTGAGCCTCAATAAGCTGCAATCGAGGTTTGCCGGTCTCTCCTTTGGTGAGCAGCAGGAACGACTCACCATCATAGAACCAACCGCGAGCGGCTTGCCCCATCAAAGTAGAGAACGACTGCCGAGAACCGATATCAGGATAACGGCTCCAGACATCAAACCACTTCTTGGCTTTGAGATTCCAAGCACTATCGCTAGAAGCTGGTTGAACCGAGAAGCTAGAGCCAACAGTGTAGCTCTCAAACAGATCACCAAGCCTATTCAGTACAGCGTTATTCTGTTCAAAAAAGCGAGACTTGCGAACGATGGCTTGACGGGTCGCGCTCGTAACATCAAACCGCGCGGAAGTGTAGGAGGTATCGAGATACGAACGACGCAACGACTGACCGGCTCCTTCGTATTTGTTAACGGGAGCGGGAAACAGCTTGTTCGCTATGTTTTGAAGGAATCCCATTAGCTCATCCGAGTTGTGGCTTCACGACGGAATTGCGTGAAATCCCCATAATACCGAGTGGTTGAAACCAGAACGGCGGTCAGCATCTTGTTGTAAATCTGGAGATCAGTTGGACTAGCGATCCCATCACCAGAAAGAAGCGTTACAGCGTAATCGTAATCCGTTAGCAGAGACTCCCACATTTGCAGCATCTCGATTGGAGCAGCAGTCCCCTTACCGGGTTCAGCGAACTCAACGGAAACGTCAGAGCTAGAAGTGCTGCGGACCACGTTCCCGCTCTCCATTGAGTCAGCGGAAACAGTAAGCTTTGCCGTTAAAGCCTCAAGCAGTGTCAAAGCGGCTTTGCTCGCGTATGTGGTACGCAAGTAACTCCGTTTTGTTGCTACCGTGTAAGTAAACACTTGCGCGGACTATCAACAGACCGCGAAGTTTGTCAACCACTAGAATTTTCCGAGGTACTGGAAGTTAGGTCTCCCCACAACATTACCATAGCAAGTTGCATGATTTCACAGTCGTGCAAATGGTCAGGCCAACGAGTGTTTCTCTTGAACCACAAGTGTTTGATCCTACCGGAGCGGTTAGCCGTTGGCTTGAGAAGATGGCTGTCCAGATGCTTCCAATAGGTATCAGAATCGCTCGCAAAAGCCCCTTCAGCTTCTAGCGGAGCAGGGAGGCTACAAACACTCCATTGATGCGTCTCGGTCCCTTTACGGAGCCGCTGGAGCACCTCCCGCATATGCTCGGTGTCAAAGACAAGCAGAGGCTGCACAGCGTCCGTACGCATCGAGGTTGAAGTTGTAATGCCAAAGGGATGGATGGAGCCGGTCTTGCTGGTAAATCTAGCTCCGGTCTCGCGTCCTTTCATCGGTAACCAGCCGATTAACATTGGCTTTCGCAGACCTCCCTCTGGTGGATAGCGAAGACCGCAGGGATAGTTTATTGGGCTTCCGCTGCTCTGCGAGAACTCAGCGCAAGCATCGTACACCGCTTGAGTGTTGTAACCGGAATCAACGCCAACATCCATATCGTGGACGTTGTATTGGAGTTGAATCCTACGGAGAGCGGCAAAGTCGTCAGCGTGACCGGCTCCAACAAGACGGGAGTTGCCTTTGCTCCACTCGCGGCAAACCCACCATAGAAACGGAGCGGCAGCTTGTACGTCAGCGGTTAGATAGCGTCTGGCTTCAGGGATTCCAGCATCAGAGACAATCTCGACTCGGTCTTGTTGAGTCTCCTGATTCTCCCACGGTTCCGCTAACATACCGTTGATGAATCCCTGCAATCCCATCATCGAGGATTTGGCTTCCAAGAACGCGACGGCAAGATTTCCCCAAGTGCATTTTCGATCTGGGGAATACAGCGAAGAAAGATGATAAGACCTTACGCTTGGGAGGCTGGCTTTATTCTCCGAGATCCACTTGCCATGCCGTAACCCTGCGACTTTTTGACTGTCGCTTATCTTTCCTTGGCATAATTGGCAGACGTAATGAGCGGTAGTACGGATGCGTTGCCAATCGGGTCTGCCGTCTTCTAACTTCTCGTTTTCCCAAGTGACTTGTCGCCACTCCAGCTTGATATGCTCGCGGCAGTATGGGCAGGGAATGTAATACCTCCGCTGGTCTCCTCGCAGATATCGCTGCCAGATCCTCCCCTCCGAGGTTGTCGGAGTGCTGGTAAAGAACGCTTTTGAACTTGAGAACGCTTTGAGTCGCTGCTCGGCAAGATCCAGAGCGTCAGCTTCTTTGGCGGTCGCGTCAGCAAACTTATCCACCTCATCTGCGACCAAGATCCTCACGGGACGAGACGCTAGATTTGCCGGTGAGTTTGAGCCGACAAACGTCAGCGTACAGCGGTCAAACTGCTGCTCTAGGTTGGTGATCTGGTCTTTGTCGGTTGGGTATCGAGCAACCATTGCTGGTGAGTCTTCCAGCATTGGCAACCAGCGCGACTTGCTGAAGCTACGAGCCAGATTCTCGGAAGGCATCAACCACAACGCAGGAGACGGCTCCACATCGATTGACCACGCGAGACCAGCCATTAGCGTCGTCGTTTTGCTGGTCTGAGATCCCCAACACAGAGTGACCTCGGAGACCGCCGGATCTTTCCAGCATTCCAACGGTTCTCGGCAATATGGTCTGACCGCCGTGGAGAATGGACCGGGATGCTCGGTCTGTCGTTGGCTTAGAGTCAAATTGCTCTCAGCCCACTCGACAACAGATTGCCGTGGAGTCGGTCGCCATAGTTGTCGGCGGAACTCTAGGATTTCAAGCTCTAGGTCTGTCATCAGAAAAGCTCCTCTGTAATCTGTCCACTCTTGATCTTGTAGTGAGCGGCTCCACTCATATCGATCAGAGCTACCTTCTCGGATCGTCCGTTAACCGTTTTCTCGGTGACTTGATGGTTAGCCGCCCACGACGCGCTGCGGTTGAATATCTCCTGCATCATCACCAAGTCATCGTCGTGAAGGTGGAGGATTCCAAAGAACGGAAGCTTAGTATGTCGAGAGACCTCAAGAGCGGCTTGGAGCTTTGACCAACTGATCATCCAGCGATTGTCAAAGGTGGTCTTTAATTTTATTAGACCGTAGTTCCGAGTTTTAACCTCATAGCTTCCGGCAATAATCCCTTTGGCTGGATCGTAGATAAAACCATCAATGCGCGACGGTTCATCGTTGGAGATTCCAAGAAACTCAAATCCAGTCTGACGCTCGATTGCTTTTATCGCGATTCGGTTCTGACGCAGCGATTCGATACCGGCTGGTTTCTGGCAGTTTAAGATTTCCACGGGTCAGTCTGGTGCAGAGTTTTGAGACATACTTCTTGAACCCAACGCTCCAACTCGCGCTCGGCGTGTTCGGGATCGTGCGGAGCAATGCGACCGGATAACTGCTTAGGCATCGACTTCAGGAGTTGGGACACTGCTCCGTCGTGTTCCTGCATTGCCTTTTTAATCCAAGCACCCGAGACAAGCGTTCGCTCCTTCTCTGATTGAGCCAGTACGTCATCGCGGGAAGAGATAAGATTCTTCGCTGCGGTCGCGTGTACAGAGACCATTCTGCCAGCATCGAGGGACCGAGACTGTAGGGCTTCAACCGCTAGATCATAAGCGGCTCGCTCGATCTTCTTTTGCCGCTCATACGCTCCCTGCGGGGAGTCTTCTGTTGCAAGAGTAGCGTTGATAGCGGCAGATGCTTCTGGAGGTCTGTACGGTCCCCCTGCGAGTTCTGGTACTGGTTGCTGCTGGATCGCAGTCATTCGCTGGAGCGTTGATGGTCTGCCTCCAATACCTTTGCGCGATCCTCTCCAAGCGTCTGCTTCTTCTGGGGAGGTTAACGGCATTCCTGCTGCGGTTAGCTGCGAGACTCTTCCTTTGGTTAAACCGGAGTGCTTAACGTAATCGGTTTGGGTCATCGCAATTGAATCGGAAGGTTTTCTGGCTTCATCTTGACCAGTTCTTCAAGACCTCAGGTAACGGTTTTGTAAACCGATTTCTTGGGATCGGGAGCGTAGAACATCGCCACTTGGTCGATGGTGAACGATCCGCTTTTGATGCGGTCCAAATGCCACTTGAGCGTTGAGTGACCAATGTTGAGGAGTAGGTAGTCTGTGGCTAGTGACATAGGGTTTGTACTACAATAGCAAGTTCGCTCGCACAAGATGATCGGTCCCGCGCGATCACC